AAATTACAGAAATACAAGAAGATTATTTTGATTCCTACAATAATCTAAACCCAGAGGAACCAAAGCTATGGCTTCCTGAATATTATGTTAAAGATTGGTTCTTACAAGCAATTAAAAGATGGAACTCAGGCTTTAGAACTATTCCTTTTAACTTAGGCTTATTACCTGATAAGTGTTATGATGTTTGTCCTGAATGTAAAGGAGAAGGAGAAATAAAAAAAGAATGGTGTGATACATGTGATGCAACTGGGGAAGTTCTTAAAGAACGGGAGGAAGTTAAAACAATTTGTAAATCATATCTTATGGAGAATGATGATGCCAAATAAAGATCCAGAAAAACAAAATGAGTATAGTAAAAAATACCGTCTAGAAAATAAAGAAAAAATAACTGAGTATGGAAAAAAATACTATCAAGAAAATAAAGAAAAAATAAATGAACAGGCTAAACAATACCGTTTAGAAAATAAAGAAATGTGGATGTGTACCGCAAGTAAAGTAAGAGCTAAACAGAAGAACCTTCCTTTTAATCTTAGTACAGAATATCTTAAAGAAATATGGCCTGAAGATAACAAATGCCCAGCTTTAGGAATTACTATGAGGAAAGGAGATTTTTGTGTAACAGATCACTCTCCAACTTTAGATAGAATTATTCCTAAACTGGGGTATATAAAAGGAAATGTACAAGTTGTATCTGCTTTAGCTAATAGAATAATGTCTGATGCTACAGTAAATCAAGTTATGGCAGTAGCAAAACACTATGAAAAAATAACAAAGGAGTTAGAAAATGGTAAGAAAACCCTTCAGCAAAGATGAGTATGACAAAGCAGATGTACCAGCAAAGAAACAAATGCTGGGCTGGTTGAGTCACAATATACCTGATCTTATAACTGATTCAAGAGAGAACTTTGGTTTTGATATAAGAGGCCAGCTAAATGGTGGCGCTACCAACCATTTCTATGAGGTTGAAGTAAAGTGGGGATGGGAAGGTGACTGGCCTGAACACTGGAAGGAATTACGCATTCCCTACAGAAAGAAAAGGCTGCTAGATAAATGGAAAAAGGATTTCAGAAATGCTGACCTGACCTTCGTTGTCTTTCGTAGTGACCTGAAGAAAGCATGGCATGTGCCAGGAGATGTTCTTCTTGAATCTGAAGTCAAGGAAGCATATAATAAAAACATAGCAAAGGGAGAAAAGTTTTATCATATTTTTACTGATTCAATTTACCAAGTGGATATGACTTATGACAACAGCGATAGTTGATATAGAAACAAATGGTCTTGATGACGCAACCAAGATACATTGTATTGTAGCAAGAGAAGAAGATTCTGGAAAGGAAAAAGTATGGATCAAGGAGCAGTGTGTAGATTTTGGTGAGTGGTCTAAGAAAATAAATAAATTTACAGGGTCTGTAATCAAAGCTGCCCAGATAAGGGATACTCTCTTAGAGTCACAGTTATTTAATCCCATCAGAGAGGGTGGTCATTCTCTTGAAGCCTGGGGAAAGAAACTAAAGTTTTTAAAGGGGGAGCATAAGGATTTCACAGTATTCACTAAAGAAATGCTACAGTATTGTAGGCGTGATACAGAACTCACTGGGAAGGTTGCTTCTACTTTGCTTGAAGAAGGCGAGAGATTTCCTTCCAGACCATATGAACTTGAAAGAAAAGTAAGACTTATTGTTGATCACCAGGAAAAGAATGGCTTTGCTTTTAATCTACCGGAAGCAATGATCTTATTGGCACAGTTGGAAGACGAACAATTTAATTTAGAGAAGCAGTCGCTTGAAATATTTCCACCCAAGATTTTCCAGCTTAAAACCAAGACAAAAGAAGAACCGTTTAATATTGCCAGCCGTAAACAGATTGCTGAAAGACTTATGGAGAAGGGGTGGAAGCCTACGAAGAAAACAGATAAGGGAAATATTATTATCAATGAAGAAGTTCTTGATAAAATTAAAATTAAAGAAGCTAAAATGTTTAGTCGGTACTTCCTTCTACAGAAACGTACAGGACTACTGAAGTCTTGGATAAAAGAATGCCAAGAGGATGGAAGAGTGAGGGGAAAGGTTCTTACTCTCAGGACTGTGACCGGCAGGATGGCACACTACTCTCCCAATATGGCCCAGGTTCCCGCTGTTTATTCACCCTACGGTAAAGAATGTAGAAGTCTATGGACTGTCACTAATCCAGATACCCATGTCTTGGTAGGTACTGATGCGTCTTCTCTAGAATTAAGATGCCTTGCTCATTATCTTGATGATAGAGGGTACATCAATGTGGTAGTCAACGGAGATATTCATACAGCCAACCAACGTGCGGCAGGATTGAAGACCAGAGATCAGGCTAAAACTTTTATCTATGCCTTTCTCTATGGTGCCGGTCCTGTTAAGTTAGGACAGATAGTAGGAGGTGGTGCCGCACAAGGTGCTAACCTTATTAAAAGATTCTTAGATAATGTTCCTAATCTAAAAACTCTAAGAGAAAATATTCAGGAAGCTGCCAAGGCCGGTCCAATAAGAGGAGTGGATGGTAGGCTTCTGCAAATAAGAAATGTCCATTCAAGTGTTAATACTCTCTTGCAAGGAGCGGGAGCAATTATTTGTAAGGAGTGGCTGGTTCATATGGACAAGTACATTAGAGGGACTGGCCTAGATGTTAAGTTAGTGGCATCAATTCACGATGAGTATCAATTTGAAGTAGCCAAGAAAGATGTCAATAGGTTTGGTCTAATTACCAAGTCAGCCATGAAGGATGCAGAGAGAGCATTAGAAATTAAATGTCCTCTTGACTGTGAATATAAAGCTGGTCAAACATGGAGCGAGACTCATTAGGAGTTACTAACGGAAAGTATTTAAAAGATTATGAAGATAGTTGTTGACATACTAAGTTATATATGCTATAATTCCACCACAATGAAAGGAGGTACAAACAACCCCTATTTTATTGTTATTAACCATATGATATTATCAAAAGGAGAAAAATTATGAGTAACCGTATTATTTCTGGTACTGCGTATTGGGCGCACATTCTTACACCCAATAAAAAGTTTAATGCCGATGGTGAATGGAGCATTGAAATCTGTAATCTTGATAAGAAGAATAAAGAGATTGCTGAAGCCGATGGTCTGACCATTAAGAATAAGGGCGATGACAGGGGTGACTTTGTTACCCTCAAGCAATATGCTCTTACCAAAGATGGAACACCTCGTCCTATGCCGGTAAAAGATTCTCTTCGTAACCCTTTTCCAGGGGATAAGAGAGTTGGCAACGGTTCCAAGGTGAATGCTTCTTATTTCCCGAAAGAGTATTCCGCCTATGGTGGAGGTGTGAAGGGATACCTTCTTGGTGTCCAAGTAGTAGACTTAGTAGAGTATCTTGGCGGCGGTGATGAATTTGCCGTAGTCGAAGATGGGTATGTTAACGAAACTGATGACATCCCCTTTGCATAGTCGTATAAATTAACCTAGTAAGGAGACTGGGGGGATGGTTAAGAAACTAATCATCCCCTCCTTTTTATCATGAAAAAAATAGATACACTTGTAGAAGATATTTATAGTTTATTCTCTCCAGACCCAGTTGATATGACTGAGGAGGAAATAGACGAACACATTAATAACTTTGGTGAAATGATTAAGGTACATATCAAAGAGTTTCTGTGTGGAGAACCCAGAGAGGTTGGTAACTTAAGACTATCGGCTATAGGGAAACCAGACAGACAGCTTTGGTATGACTTTAACAAACAACAAACCAGCATACCTATAAAATCTAGCACTAAAATTAAATTCTTGTACGGCTACATCTTAGAGGAGCTTCTTCTTCTCTGTTCTTCCATTGCCGGTCATAAAGTTACTGACCAACAAAAGGAAGTTGAGCTTGAGGGAGTTAAAGGCCACCAAGATTCACTGATTGATGGTGTTCTGGTGGATTGCAAGAGTGCTTCTGGTCCTGGCTTTCAGAAGTTTAAAAATAATTCATTGAGCTATGACGATCCCTTTGGATACATAGCTCAAATATCAGCCTATGCTGAAGCTAATGGTCTGGATGAAGCTGCCTTCCTAGCCATAGATAAATCCACAGGAGAGATTTGTCTTTCCAAGTTACATTCAATGGAGATGATCAACGCCAAAGATAGGGTTAAGTATCTTAAAAATCTTGTTAAGCAGAGTCTAACACCTAGTCGTTGTTATGAGGCTGTGCCTGATGGTAAGTCTGGTAATCATAAACTTGCTGTTGGTTGTGTGTATTGCGCTCATAAGAAAGATTGTTGGGCTGATCTTAATAGTGGAAATGGCCTGAGAGTATTCCAATATGCCAGAGGAAAAAGATTCTTAACAACTGTTGCCAAGGAGCCGGAAGTACCAGAGGTATTTGACTGGTAATGCACTGGCAATATAAGAAGAAACCAGACTTATCTCAGTTTGGTTTTGTCTACCTCATAACAAATACAAAGACCGGCAAAGCTTATATAGGTTGTAAACAATACTATACTTATAAAAAATATAAGGGTAAGACAAAGAAAACAGAATCAAACTGGAAGTCCTATGTTGGTTCCAGTAAACATCTATGCGAGGACATAGTAAAGGTTGGGAAGGATAATTTTTCTTTCCAAATCTTAGGGGAGTTCAAGAACAAGAGAAGTCTAAGATATTATGAATGTTATTTTCAAATGAAAAATAAAGTATTAACTGCCACCTTGGAGGGAACAGACGAACCTGCTTATTATAATAATTATGTGGGTGGTAAATTTTATAGACCTGTTCAGTGTTACGATGAATGTTAATGTATCCGCACGGTCTATCTATGAATTTACAGAAAAGAACCCGCACAGAAGTTTGTATGTAGCTATTATAGTCCAAGCCTTGTTAGATGTTTCAAGACCTAAAGACAAGCAGGAATCTGATGAATACAAAGAGATAAGGGAGGAG